GAAGATGTTCGGAGGCGACATCGTCAAGGCCACCGCGGCCTACAACTGGGGCCCAGGCGACAAGCACCTGCCTTATCTCAGGGCCGGTCAGGTACCAGCAGAGACCATGGACTACGTCAACAAGATCCTGCCTGGACAGGGCATCAACCTGACCACGATCGTGAATGTCAGCGGCGCAGGTGATCCCAAGGCCACCGGGGCCATCGTCGCCAAGGCCGTGAACGATACGAACTCAGCCATCCTCCGCAACCTCGCAAGCAAGGACCGTTGATATGAGCGGCGCTCTCGGTTTCGCACTCGCAGCGGGCCAGCTTGGCCTGTCTGCCATTCAAGTTCGGCCCCAACGGTCAATGGGCCCCTTCACGGCCTACGTCACGATTGAAGAGGTCCACCAAGACACGTTGGAGATCAGCCAGCATCCGGTTGATGTGGGGGCTGAGGTCGCCGACCACTCGTATCGACGCGGCGCGCAACTGACACTCAAAGGCGGCTACAGTGATAGCCCAACTCCCAAGGGCTTGTTGGAAGGCCTGGCCTCTGCCGTCACCGGGACCATCAAAGGCGTGCAGTCTTTGGTCTCAGGCAACAACGCCAGCCAGGTCAAAGCCACTTACGAGAAGATGCTTGCCCTACAGAACCTGCGGGTCCCCTTCGCGGTCTTGACAGGCAAGCGTGAGTACCACAACATGATCATGCGCTCGCTGCGCGTGACGACCGATGTCAGCAGCTCGAACGTCTTGCTGTTCACGGCAGAGCTGCAGGAGATCATCTTGGTCAAGCCGCGCCGGATCGACTTGAACACCGCTCCGGCCGATGCTCAGACCAACCCATCCGACACGCAGCCGGTTGTTGGCCGCGGGCGCGCGGGCTTGGTCGAGGCGGAGAACTTCAATGCGGCGGCCGCCCCGCCGATGACTCCCCACCCCTACGTCGCTAAGGGCTGAACATGACCCCCTTTGAAGTTCCTCTGACCGCCCAGGCGCAGACGTTCAGCGTCGCAGGGTCGGTGAACACCTACAACCTCCGCGTGACATGGTGTGGCCCGTCGGCCTGCTGGATCCTCGACATCTACGACGGCCTCAACGCGCCGCTGGTTCTGGGCATCCCCATGGTCACCGGGGTCGACCTGCTCGCGCAGTATGAGTACCTGGGGATCGGCGGAGCTCTGGTCGTGCAGACCGACTCGGATCCTGGCGCAGTGCCGACCTATCAATCGTTGGGTATCACCGGCCACCTGTATTACGTGGTGAACCCATGACCGACGGAAACCTGTGGGGGCGCAAGGCCTCCTTGCTTCTTCTCGACGGACCCCTGTATGTCAAGAACGGCAACAACCCGTCGGCCTACATCCCAGGCGCACAGCATGGGCTCGACCTCACCGACACCCACTTCTCCTTCCATGTCAGTCAGCAGGACGTTGAGTCTCCGAACAACTGCACGATTCGCGTCTACAACCTTGCGGCAGACATCGTGAGGCAGATCCGAGGGGAGTTCAGCCGGATCGTCTTGTCGGCTGGCTACGAATCGTCGTTCGGGGTCATCTTTGACGGCACCATCAAGCAGTTCCGGATCGGCAAAGAGAACGCCACTGACTCGTACCTCGACATCCTCGCCGCGGACGGCGACATCGGCTACATTTGGTCGACGCTGGCCACTAATATCGCTGGCGGCTCCTCAACTGACCAACGATTTGCCGCCATCGCGGCGGGTTTCGCTCCATACGGGATCTCAGCAGAGCAGACCAAGAACATGGCCGGAGGGATCCTGCCCCGTGGCAAGGTCTTGTTCGGGATGACCCGGGCCTTCGCACGTGACCTCGCCGCAACCGCCAAGGTCTCGTGGTCGTTTCACAACGGCAAGCTGGTGACCACGCCACTCGACGGCTACTCGCCGAAGGATGTCGTTGAACTCTCGGCGGCAACTGGCTTGATCGGTATGCCAGAGAGCACCGAGGAGGGGGTGAAGTTCCGTTGTCTCTTGAACCCTTTGCTTGAGCCAGGCTGCAGATGCAAGATCGACAATAAGTCGGTCAACCAAACGCTTCAGCAGAACCCCTCCGGACCGGCCGTCCCATTCAATCACTACAAAGGCCTCCAGTTCTTCGCTGATGTGGCCGCCGACGGCCTCTACCGCATGTTCGTTGTCGAGCATTCTGGTGATACGCGTGGCCAGGCTTGGTACACCGACGTGGTCGGGCTGGCCCTCAACCCAACAACCGGCAAGGTGAAGCCCTATGGATAGGCGTGAACGCATCAACGACCTGAACGAAGCTCTGCTGGAGGCGATGAGCTCGGCGGCCTCCGAACTTTGGGTCGCTCTGCCTGGCATCGTCGAGACCTACGACGCGACCAAGATGACCTGCACGGTCAAGCCATCTATTCAAATCCTCCGACGCAAGATCGACGGCACGGAAGCTTGGGTCTCGATCCCCCTCCTGCTCGACGTGCCAGTGATGTTCCCAGGTGGCGGCGGTTTCACGATGACGTTCCCGGTCACTCAAGGGGATGAGTGCTTGGTGGTCTTCGCTGACCGCTGCATTGACTCGTGGTGGGATCTCGGGGGCGTCCAGGTCCAGGCTGAAGTCCGAATGCACGATCTGTCGGACGGCTTCGCCTTCATTGGCGTGCGCAGCAGGCCTCGTGCTCTGGCCAGCGTGAGCACGACTAATGTCCAACTGCGCTCGGATGATGGGGCGGCCCACATCGAGATCACGCCGTCCCACGATGTCAAAGTGCTGACCTCAGGATCGGCCTACGTCGAGGCGGGTCCTAAAATCCAGCTCAAGGCAACGCTGATCGAAATCCAAGGCAACGTCACCGTCACCGGAACGATCGTGGCTCAAGGTGATGTAACCGGCCAGACCAAGTCGCTGCACAACCACATTCACTCCGGCGTCGTCGTCGGCGGTGGCAACACGGGGGCTCCAGTATGAGGTACAGGCAGCAGGATGACGGTGGGGACTATGTCTTCGGCCAGGGGTCGAACTTCCTCGTTGATTCCCCGGCCGGGGTTGCCCAGGCCATCAAGACGAGGCTCCTTCTGCTCACCAACGAGTGGTTCCTCGACATGCGTGAAGGCACCGCATACAACCCAAAGATCCTTGGCCATAACACCCACGGCACCCGAGATGCCGAGATCCAATCGCGGATCCTCGGCACGCAGGGGGTCACCTCCATCGACGCTTATAGCAGCTCGGTTGATGCGACCCGCTCGATGGAGGTGACGGCCACGGTCAGTACCCTGTATGGGCCAGTTCAACTCAACGAGATCCTCTGACCATGACGACCACTTACCCTCTGCCGACGCTGGCGGCCACCGTCAACGAGTTCGGGATCTCAACCCCGACCTACGCTGACGTGCTGGCCTCCCTCCAGGCCTCCTTCAAAAGCATCTACGGCACCGACTCCTACATCGACCCGGATAGCCAAGACGGCCAACTGCTTGCGATCTTCGCCCAGGCGATCCACGACTGCAACCAATCGACCGTCGCGGCCTACAACTCGTTCAGCCCGGTCACGGCGCAGGGGGCTGGCCTGTCGAGCGTCGTGAAGATCAACCACATCGCTCGGGCCGTGCCGAGCAACTCCCAGGTGGTGGTCACGCTGGTCGGTCAGGCGGGTACCGTGATCACCGACGGCTTCGTCAGTGATCTGACCAGCGCGCATCGCTGGGCCCTGCCTACTACGGTCACCATCCCGATCTCTGGCACGACGAATGTCACGGCCACCTGTGAGGATCCGGGGGCGATCGCGGCAGGGGTTGGGTCACTGACCAAGATCATGACACCGACGGCCGGCTGGCAGACGGTGACCAATGCGAGCGCGGCCAGCCAGGGTGAGCCGGTTGAGTCTGACTACGATCTGCGTATCAGGCAGCAGACATCGACGGCTCTGCGCAGCTTCACGGTTCTGGACGGCATGGTGGGCGCGCTACAGGGCCTACTTGGGGTCTCCTACGCTTCAGCCTACGAGAACGATACTGGCTCGGTCGATGCGAACGGCCTTCCGGCTCATTCGATCGCCGCGGTGGTGCAGGGCGGCGACTCCGCGCAGATCGCACAGGTCATCTTCGACAAGAAGACCCCAGGCTGCGCCACCTACGGCACCACGTCAGTCTCAGTGCTCGACTCGATGGGAATCCCTAGAGTGATCAACTACTTCGTGCCATCCACGGTCCTCATCAAGGTGACCGTGACCATCACGGCCGGCATTGGTTACACGAGCGTGATCGGTGACCAGATCAAGCAGGCGGTGGCTGACTTCGCGAACTCCCAGGTGGTCGGGCGGGGTATCGAGATCACGCGCCTATACGTCCCGGCACTTCTCCAAGATAGTGCGAACTCAGAAACCTACACCCTAGTTTCAGTGCTTGGGGCCTTAGTTTCGGGCGGGGCCCTCGCCGCGACTCCGATCGTGATGGCCTTCAACCAGAAGGCCGGGTTGCAGCTCTCTGACATCACCCTGACGTTGGTCTGACGCCATGCGCGACTACCAAGCACTCATCACGAGCGAGCACCGGGACAAGCCGAAGTTTGCGGCCGTCGTCGATCTTCTGACGAAGCCCCTGGCTGACATGGCCGCGGTCTGCGCCCAGATGCCCAACGACTTCGACCTCGATCAAGCGGTCGGCCCGCAACTCGATGCTGTTGGCCTCTGGGCTGGCATCACGCGAAACATCACGGTACCCATCACCGGGGCCTACTTCTCCTGGAACCTGGTCAACCTCGGTTGGAATGAAGGCTACTGGAAGGGGATCGACTCTCCTGGGGTCGGCATCAACACGCTTGATGACGAGACCTTCCGCGTAGCCATCCGGGCTCGCATAGCCCGCAACTACTGGACGGG